ACTCAATATCATTTTAAAATTAAAATTGATAGTGATAGAAAAGCGACTATTTTTGTAAATGGTATACAGTACAATGTTACAGGCACTGCAGGAAGCACAGGTGGTACAGCAGTAACATCAGTACAACCTGGAACAGCAGCAACTAAAACTGCAGCATTAACTGATGATGTGGATTTAATTCCATACATTGGTATTGAAGCAGGTGCAGCAGCAGCTGAAGCAATAAACGTACACTACCAATCAATTAGTAGACACGTTTTTGAATAATAACTAACTTTAATTAGAGCGGGGCTTTGGCCCCGTTCTCTAACAGGAGAAAAAATGGCAGACGCAGTAACAAGTCAAACAATAATTGACACAGACAAAAGAGCAGTAATTAAACTTACTAACATATCCGATGGAACAGGAGAAAGTTCTGTAAAAAAAGTTGATGTATCAGCTTTAAATGCAAGATCAGTTGATTCAGCTGCTTGTTCTAGAGTTACAATAGATCAAGTTTGGTATGATGTCGGAGGATTAAGAGCAGCACTAGAATTTGATGCAACTTCAAACGTTGTAGGTTTAGTTTTAGGTGGAAGTGCAGCAGCAGGTAATGTTTCAGGACATTGGGACTATAGATCATTTGGTGGAATTAAAAATAATGCTGCTGGTGGAATTACTGGTGATATTGATTTAACGACACATGGTCATACAGCTCATGATCATTACACAATAGTATTAGAATTAAGAAAATCGTATTAGGGAGGTAACTGATGGCCAATACAACTTCCGGCACAGTTACTTTTGATAAAACTTTTGCTGTAGATGATTTAATAGCAGAAGCATACGAGAGAATAGGCTCACAAGTAACTTCTGGATATCAATTAAGATCTGCAAGACGTTCTTTAAATATAATGTTTCAAGAATGGGGCAATAGAGGTTTGCACTATTGGGAAGTAGCTGAAAGTAATATTGATTTAATTGAAGGACAAGCTGAGTATACTTTTTACAGAGCCAGTGGAGATGGCACAAGTTCTAGCACAAATGCAACATCAAATGTTTATGGAGTTGCAGATGTTCTTGAAGCAACTTTAAGAAGTGACAGAACTGCAACCGATCAAGCAGATCAAGCCTTAACAAAAATAGACAGATCAACTTATTCTGCATTATCTAATAAATTATCTAAAGGAACACCTTCACAATATTTTGTTCAAAGATTTGTAGATAAAACTACAATAACTGTTTATCCAACTGCAGATTCATCTAATGCATCAAAAGACTTACATTTTTATTATGTAAAAAGAATACAAGATGCAGATTCAACTTATACAGATGCAACAGATGTGCCGTTTAGATTTGTGCCTTGTATGGTATCAGGGCTTGCATTTTATTTAGCACAAAAATTTGCACCAGATAGAATTCAAGCTATGAAACTTTATTATGAAGATGAACTAGCAAGAGCATTATCAGAAGATGGTTCTTCTACTAGTGTTCACATAACACCTAAAACTTATTACCCAGGAACATAATGGCAAGAGGAAAATATTCAAAAGCAATATCAGATAGATCAGGAATGGAATTCCCATATAATGAAATGATGAGAGAATGGAATGGTTCTTTTGTGCATAGATCAGAATATGAAAAAAAACATCCACAACTAGAATTAAGAACACGAGGCGGAGATGCAGAGGGATTATTAAATGCTAGACCAGATAGAACCGAAAATGAAGTAATTGCAATATTACGACCTAATCCTTTTAAAACTATTGCAGCTAGTTCTGGTATAATAAACGTATTTGAAAAATCACACGGAAGATCAACAGGAGACACGGTTAGATTTAGAGGAGCTCTTTCAACTTCAACATCATTTAAAAATCCAACAAATTTTGACGGAATTACAGGATCTAATGTAGCAAAATCTACTGGCTACTCGATTACAGTTGGCAAACGAGATTCAAGCGGAAACATTACTAACACAACAGATTTCTATCACTTTACTGTAGACACAAACACTGCTACAAGTGGAGGAATATCAGGAGGAGGCAACAATTGCTCGGCTGGTCCAGCAACGTTGACGGCATAATATGGCAGGATTAAGTGCATCAGGATTAAAAACACAAATAAAGAGCTATACAGAAGTTAGCTCTACAGTGCTATCTGATAGTGTTTTAGAAAACATTATATTAAATGCACAGTACAGAATTTTTAGAGATATCCCTGTTGATGCTGATAGAAAGACATCTACAGGTAATTTTACATCTGGAACAAATTCTGTAACTGTTCCAGCAGGAGCTGTATTTGTTAGAGCAGTGCAAGTTTATACTGCAACTGGTTCTACTTATACTGGTGCCAATACTTACTTAGAAAAAAAAGACATTACATTTTTAGAAGAATATATTTCAGCATCTACATCTACTGGAACACCAAAATACTATGCTATGTTAGACACAGGAGCAACTGGAGAAAGTTCATCAAATTCTGGATCTATAGTTGTATCACCAACACCAAGTGGAACATTTGCATACAAAATTCATTATAACGCAGCTCCAGCGTTATTGGAAAACGATGGTACTAATTATATTAGTATGAATTTTCCAAATGGTCTGTTATATTGTTGCCTAGCAGAAACTTATGGTTTCTTGAAAGGCCCAGCGGATATGTTACAATTATATGAACAAAAATATCAACAAGAAGTACAAAAATTTGGAGGAGAACAACTAGGTAGAAGACGAAGAGATGACTACGCTGATGGTACTATCAGAATACCTGTTAATTCTCCAACACCTTAAGGAATTAAATTATGGCATCAAGTTATACAGATATTGGAACAGAGTTAATGGCAACTGGCGAAAACGCCGGAACTTGGGGAACAAAAACAAATACCAATATACAGATTTTAGAAGAAGCAATTAACGGCTATGTATCACAAGCATTAACAAGCGGAGGTACGGTAACTTTAACTTATACAGATGGTTCAACAGGTGATGTTGCTCGTCACGCAGTTATAGCATTAACAGGAACAATTACTGGTAATGCAGTTGTTGAAGTTCCAGCTAATGAAAAAGTTTGGATTATAGATAACCAAAGTTCAGGTGCATATACAGTTACAGTAAGAGTTAATGGTCAAACTGGAGTTACTTGGGGAACGTCAGATAAAGGAACAAAAATTTTATATGCTAATGGTACAGATGTTGTAGACACAAACATAGGTGGCGGAGTTGGGGCACAAGATTTAAATGGAGAAGAATTTATTTTAGATGCTGATGGAGATACAACTATTACAGCAGACACAGATGACCAGATAGATATTAAAATAGCGGGTGCAGATGATTTTCAATTTACTGCAAATACTTTTACAGCGCAATCAGGCAGCACGATTGCTGCACAAGCATTAACCGCTACAACAATTGTAGCTTCTAGTACAGTTCAAGGTACTACAATTACAGCAACAACAGCTTTTGTTCCAGACGCATCAGATGGTGCAGCTTTAGGAACTTCTTCATTAGAATTTTCAGATTTATTTTTAGCAGATGGTGCAGTTGTAAACTTTGGTGATGATCAAGATGTTAGTTTAACTCACGTTGCTGATACAGGTTTATTATTATCAAGTGGAGATCAATTACAATTTGGTGACGCTGGTGAAAATATATCGGGCGATGGAACAGACTTAACTATTTCTGGTAATAATATTAATCTTACAGCTACAGCAGATGTTAATATACCATCAGGAGTAGGACTTACTTTTGCAACAGCAGAAAAAATAGAATCAGATGGCACAGATTTATCTATTACAGTTGGATCAAATGGAGACATAAATATTGGTTCTAATATTGGTGTAACTTTTGGTGATGATGGAGAAAAAATTGAAGGTGATGGTACAGACTTAACTATAGCTTCATCTAATGATTTACATTTAACTGCAACAACAGATATCAACGTTCCAGCAAACGTTGGTGTAACTTTTGGTGATGATGGAGAAAAAATTGAAGGCAATGGTACAGACTTAACTATAGCTTCATCTAATGATTTACATTTAACTGCAACAACAGATATTAACATTCCAGCAAACGTTGGTTTAACATTTGGTGATGATGGAGAAAAAATTGAAGGTGATGGAACTAATTTAACAATATCATCTA